TTGATCTAATCTAATTAATGCTCTAGATGTATTATCATTAACTGTAAATTCAATTCCTGGATTATCTGTTCCTGCTGCACCTTGAAGACTTAATCTACCATCTAAACCTGCTCCCTTTACATTAAATGAACGTAAAAATGAAGCACCTCCAAAACTAGCAGATGATGCAAATATTTTTGAATTTAAACTTGCACTTATATTACCTGAGGCTGTTATATGGCTTGCATTTACATTTCCACTTGCACTTATATTACCTACTACTTCTAATTTTTCTCCTGGTGTAGCTGTTCCTATACCAACTTTACCCCCAGAGTCAACACATATACCATTTGTTCCACCAGAAAAACCAGAACCATGTACTAATTTTAAAGTATTATCACTATGATCAACCCCAATTCTAGCTTGTCTTGGCGTACCGTCTTCATCAGTAACTAATTCTATAATAACATCATCACTTGCGCCGGCTGTGTTTGTTGCTAGTTTTAATATAGAATCAGCAACGTTACCACCATTAATAGTTACATTACCCCCATCTACAATTAAATCACCTGAAATATCAGCGTTACCATTTATGTCTAAGTTAGCCCCTGTAAAGTTTCCACTTGCACTTAAAGTACCGTTAATACTTGTTGCACCATTTACATGTAATTTTATATTTGATGGAATAGTTGATGTTCCTATTGCTACCGTTCCGGTATCTTTATCTATTTTTATAGCATTTCCATCATCAACATTAATTTCTATTCCATCAGTGTTATAGTTTATATACTGATAACCTGGTAGTCCTGTTTTTGAAGTTATTACATTACCACTTGCACTAATAGCACTAGCAGTTATATTACCAAATTTAAAACTACTTGATACTGATGTTCCACCAGTAGAACCATAATAAAAACCTCCATCAGTAGTATTGATTGCTAATTCTCCTGCTGTTAAAGAACTAGGGGCTCCTGATGTTCCATTTTTTGTTATTATTGTACTTGCCATATTATTTTATTATAAATATTTAAAAACTTCCTCCATCTATAGTTGCATTAAAATTTCCAGCTATTGTTGTTGTCGAAGTAGCTCCATTACCTATAGTAACATCAACCTCGTCTTCAGCATTACCACTAGCCATTATTAAACCGGGTTGTATTTCAGCGTCATGACTAGCTACGCTAAGTGTTAATCTGCCTTCTTCAGATCCATCAGTAGCTACAGCTATCTCACCTAATATTTGAGCAAAAGTATGTTCGTTACCATTTGGGTCAAAACCATTAAATTTTACTTTACCAAGGTCATCACCATCTGCTCCAGCTACTCCTTTTACAAGAATTAATTCAGGTGCTTCTGGATCATCATTAGTATTATTAATATTAAGAGTTGGTTTTGCTGAAGTACCAGAGCCTATATTAAAATTATTACCATCCCATCTAATGTTAGCTTCAGAAGTAACTGTACCATCACCATTATCTGTTAATAATTGATTATTTGATCCATTAACACCAACACTAGTTAGTGAGTTTACTAAAGACGCTGTTACCTCTAATAAGGGAATTAATGAACCTGTTCCATTTGTTACTTGTCCACTAGAGGATACTTGTAAAATTCTTTGATAAGTATTTTGTATTTTTTGACCTGTTAAATCGGGTAATGCCATTTATAACCATTTTTAATTTCTTTTTTCAAGAACTTTTAATACTCCCCCAATAATTTTATTGGGATCATTAATTTCTTTATCTTTTAAATAAGTACCTACTATATTATTTAATTTATTTTTCTTAAAAGTTATATTATTAATATTAATATCTTCTTTTATTAATAATTTAAATAAATTTATAACATGTTGTTTTTCAGTAAGTGTTACTTGTTTTTTGTCTCCTTTAACTTCAACTTTAACTTGTTTTTCAACAATTGGTTTTTTAGTTGTTTGAGATTTTACTTCTACAGTTACTTTTTTACTTGTATCTACTTCAAAATCGCTTTCCCAAGGTGTAAAAAAAGTATCTTCGGCAATTACTTCTAATCGTATGTTTCCTGTTGTGTCTTCATCTATTAAACCTTTTAATTTTTTAATAGGAATTTCACATTTACCTCCTTTAGAAATTTTACCCTTAAATAATAACGAATATTCAGGAGTTTCTATTACTAAACGTGCTTTAGATTTTTTTAAACTTGCACCTTGTAGTGATATACTACACTCAAATAATTCTGTTTTGTCTGTAAATAATTTATACATTTTTATGGACAATTATTCGCACTTGAATTAGCGCAATTATGTATTTGATATTGGTTGTCTGCTTCTGCTAACTTACATGCTAATGCATTTGTTTGTTTTGGACCCATTCCACCAGCGTTTAATTGACTTGTCCACTGATTTCTTCTTTGACAAATAAAATTACATGGTTGGTTTGGATTTGATGAACTAAAGTTTGGTAAACTTGTCCACATACTAGTCCAATTTTGTAAATTAAAATTAGGAGGGAAAGGAGCATTAGGATCACATCCAGTAGGTCCCGTAGAATTACAAGTAGTAGTGAGTAGATTATGAATTATTGTATTGTTTGCTGGATTACCTGTAGGTATTATTTCTAATATTTTAAATTTCAGGCGGCTACTTATTCCAATAATACTCCCTATGTTTGCCTGGGTAGGTTGTTGACCATCAATTGTAATACATGACGTAGTAAAATGATAATTACCTGTTATAAGACTACCATCACGTCTTGTAGTTCCAGGGCATGGTGTCATTCTTAATCTTGCTGTACCTTGTGGGCATGGTGTTGTATGAGCTGCCTCTTTCATCAATTCTTTGATTGATTTTTTTATTATATTTTTTAATTCTGATTTTTTCATTTAAATTTTTATTTTCTATTATAAATATTAAATAGATATGTTTTCAGCAATCATTTCTGTTCCTAATACTTCTTTAACTACTATTTTTATATCTTTTGCTTTTATTTTATATTGTTTAATTTCTCTTTTTTTGGATTCTGTGATTGTGTTACCATGTACTTTTAAAATTAATTTTACTAATTTGTCTTTGTCTTCTTTTTCCCATAAATTATAATCTTCTCCTGCTGATGTTATTCTTTGTATTAAAACTACATCATCCCAAGTAAATTCATTATTATTCCATAATATGTTAGCGTTATCCCAAGTAATTATACTCATATTATAGTATTGTAAAATTCCATATTGCACGGCCCTCTGCTTCAATTTCACCTCCTAAACCTGAAGGTGTAGTGTTTTTTAATCTTAATACTGCTCTACCAGCATTAACATTCCAAACTTCTACTTTAATGTATGTAGCTTGAGATGAAAGAATAGTTGCTTGTTGACATATCACTATACTATTCACATTTATTTCAGTATTTACTAAAATCATAGTTTGACTACTATAAGGTTGTTTAATGTCGCCAAATTCTGGAAAATTAGAAAATAATACTTGAAAAGTTCTTCTTGATCCTACTTCAAGCTCTAATCCATTTGACCATGACAAATCATATGTTGCTGGTAATGTTGTTACATTAATTCCAGCTGATGCAGTTATAGGATTTATGAAATTAATTGGTGCATTACCACCAACATATATTCCATTAGAAGATGAAGGAGCGGTAGAAAAAGTAATTCTAGAACCTGTTATTGCAGTAGCTGTTGATGAATTTCCTAGTAATAATTGAGTTGAACTAAATTTTGCTTGTTGTATGCTATTAGCATTAATATTTACAGTATCAGATGAAAAAGCTATTTCTGTGTCTGGATCACCTGCATGACCTACTAAATTACTTGCTTCTATTTTATTAGCTGTGATAGTTCCACTTGAACTTATGTTACCTGAAGATGTTATATTTGATGTTATTACATTTCCACTTGCACTTATAGATCCTGTAGAAGATAAAGTTGTAATAGTTGCATTTTGAACATCAATTGTACCACTTCCTGTTATTGTTATATCACCATCTGTGACATTTATAGATCCTGATACCTCTAAAGTTTGTCCAATTGAAAATGTGGTTCCTATTTTCATAGATCCTACTCCATTTCCTGGAATATAAAGTTTTTTAAATGATATTTGTTCTACTTCTGCTGATGAAGCACTAAGAACTCCTTGTATAATTTGAGTAGTACCTGACTCTCCTAATCCCAATTGTGAATCTATTAAATCAACATATTGTGCTTGGGTTGGGATATCTCCTTGTTCAAAATATGATTTTAATGTTGTTTTTGTTACTATTGCCATTTTATGCTATTTGATTTGTTTGTCCTATTATTTGGAAACCTACCCCATCTCCTGATTGTTCTATATTTTGTGCTAAAGGTAAATTTCTTACTTGTTCTCTTGTTTTTGCAACTCTTATATCTGGTGTTGCAACTACTTCTGTACCAAAAGAAATAACAGATTTACTAAATGTTTTTAATGTATTTTCACTAGCTAATTTTTTATTTAAACTATCAGGTACTAAATATCCCTGTAATGTTAAACCAAAACTAGTTTTTACAACTCTATTTTCTCCTTGAGCTACTTCTACTGTATTATTATATGTGTCTATTTTTGCATTAAATTTAAATTTTTCTGGATCTCCCCAATATGAATCTGAGGAGTAATTTATCATTTCAATTAATTTATTATTTTGAGCTACAAAATCAGTCCACATAGTACAAGTATACATTAATTTAATGTAATCTGGAATTACTACTGCGTATCTTTCTCTTTGAGGTTTTCTTCCTTGTAATACAGAAAAATTATCATATCTATTTCTTGTTGTGTATTTTTCTTGAAATGTGTAAAATAGTTGAGGATTATTTGCATCTAATTTATTACCAAGATCTCTTCGTTTTTCAACACTATCTCTTTTAAACATAATAAGAGGTACTTGAAGTTTACCTTCTTTGTCTCTAAAATATCCATCTTTTTGAACACCTTTCCATCTTTCAGGTGAACCATATATTATTGGTACTTGAGTTCTTTCTCCATTAACTAATACAGTAGGTTTTATTATATTTTTAAAATAGTACATTATAGCTTCATCATGGTCCTGTAAACCAATTGAAACATCTTGTACAGTATCATCTTTACGAGAAATATGACTACTTCTATTTATTCCTGATCTATTATCTTGTAAAGGAAAATTAATAGAAGGAAATCCTTGTGCTTCAGGATGTTTACCTGGATCTACACCAAAATTAGCCGATAAATTATTTCTTAATCTATCATAACCGTCGGCTGGTATGGGTCTTCTAGGGTTTATGTCTTTTCTATCTGCCATTATTAACTATTTGCATTACCTCCTATTACTTTTACTGTTTCAGGGTATTTTCCTTCTCTTAAAGGAATTAAATTTAATTTTTCTACTCTTGAAAGATGTGTATTTAATATAATAGAAAAACTATCTCCATGATCTATTGTTTCTGATGATAAAGCATAATCTGGATCTCTACCCATAAAAAATTGATT